AGCAAAGATGTTCGCTCTCATGTTTGAGATGGGTTACAACTCAGCCATGGATGACATTGAACAGCAGGGATTGCAAATGGGCTATCTCATGACCCACACAATGGGCAATGCTTAAAAAAAGGGGGGGCCGAAACCCCCCCAAACTTCCTTTGCAAGGCAACTGCTAGGATTACTGTCCTTCGGGTGTTAATGCACCACCCAATTGAGATAAAGCACCAGAGACAGCAGGAGCCATCTCTCTCATGACTTCAGGTCTATCTTGGGCCATCTTGGTCAACACACGCATAGATGCTGGGTTATAAATAGCACCAGTGGCCAACAAAGGCAACATACCAGTCAATTTGTTTGCTCCAGCCTCCACCAAAGATGCCGCGGGTTTATTCACCAGGCCAGCCGCCAACAAACGACCTGCTGTGCCACTATCGGGTACATTCTGTCCCAATATCCTGGTGGCCGCCTCAGAAAGGCCTACGTTCTCACCAGTACCGCTGGCTTTACCAGAACGCCCAGCAGACTGTGCAATGCGTCCTTCGAGCTGTTGAGGGGTAAAGACACCCTCAGTGGCCCCGCGCATTGCTGAGGCCGCCTCAACGGGTTGCAGGCCCTTAAATACTGCATGAGCTTTAGAGAGCATACCTGCGGCACTGGGATTTTGAATCTCCAGCTCTTTTCTGAATGCGTTTAAAAAGTTTTGATAAGCACGTCCCATCACAGCATTTCCATTAGTAAAGTGCTTGTTTGCCTCTTCACTTAGATATTGCTCTTGGTTTCTGAATTGCTCACCGTTATAGTACTTCTGCATATCCAAGTCATTGAGAATGTTATTCACAACATCGTGCTCGATGATATTAGACTGCTTTGGATTTAGATTTTTAGTGGTGTTCGCCAATGCATTGAATAAACGCTCTTGAGGTAAAGTTTTGGTGGCTTTGTCATAAAAGTCATTTTTTAAAGATGCATTTTGAAGTACATCGTTATAAAGATCTCCAACTTTATTTTGAATGTACTCAATCATTTGCTTACCAGCAGGCACATTGTCTGGAATCTTTTCCTTCAATGGAGCCAATATTTTATTGCCCATGGCTTTGTTGAAGTCTTCAAATGATTTACCCAAAGAGGCAGTGATCATAGAACCCGCCAAAGGCAAACTACTGAGTTTTTTCTCAATGTTTTGCGCCATGGGTCCGATGACAGGCATTTCAGACATTAATTGACCAGGGGTAAAGTACTTCATCCCCAAGTCTTTGAGCTGTTGCATACCCTGAGATACAGTTGGGTTCATGATCATTTGACCAGCCTTACCCATGGCCGCACCTAAACCCATGCCTTCCATGCCCTGCATACCCTTTGATTTTAGGTAGTCAAGGTAACCCTGCTCTGGATTGGTCTCTGTGGGCGTTGCCATGGCTTGTGCACCACCCTTAACCGCCATTTGAGACAAAGGTCCAAGCTTAGATACAGCGCTGATTTCAGGGGCCAGCATCATGGGCAGGATTTGACCAGCCAACTCTCCGCCTTTGGCTGGACCAGCCCCACCCATTTCGATGGCTTTCTCCATCATGGCTCTTTTAAGGTTGGCCGCGGAGTTTGAACCCACCATTTGGCCAACAGCGGCCACAGGATCCATTAAACCAGCGCCAGCACCCAATGCCGAGCCAGCCAGCATTCCACCAATAGAAGGGCCTTGTGGGGCCTTTGGAGAGGGTGTTTGAGCCGCAACAGGGGCATTCGCGGCTTGGCTCTTTGGAATAATGTCCGTTTCAATGGCATGAACTATTTCATCATGGCTCATTGAATCAGGAAAATTAACCGTTCCAACATTGGGTATGTTTACGCTTGGCATGATTAACCTTGTGGCGTGTAATCAAAAGACCCATTTGCTTTGGGCACGAGTTTTGGAGACGCAGGCTTTGGTGTTCCTTGTGGTGGTCCAAGTTCATCAGGCTCCAAGAACACAGGCTTGAGGCCATTGGCTTGGCGTTGAATATTCTTGAGTCCATTCTGTGTGTATCTTTGAATAGTATCAAGAGCTTTGTCGAAATCAGCCGCCTTCATTTGTGGGTCAAGACTTGCAATCAATGATGTAATTTTTTGACCTTCAGCATTGGACAAGCTTCCCAAGCCTCTCATGTTGTTCACGTTTTGCATGAACTGCTGAGATTGAATCACTTTAAGTTCATTGCCAAATGCGCGAGCATCAGTTGCAGGGATTGATTGAGCAATACCGCCAATGAGGGGAAGAGTTCCCGCTGTACGGCCAGGGTGACTCCGCAAAACCTCAACTTGCGCTGACAAGTTTTTGAGCGGTCCCTCTTGTTGCTTCAATAACTCAAGGCGCTTGGTTTCTTTTTCATCAGCCTTGTCATTCGCTTCTTTTATTTTTTGATTCAAAGCATCTCTACGCATATCAGCACCTTGTTGCATGATCGCGCGTGTCATTTGTTGATTGACCACGGTATTGTTCATGGCCGTCTCTCTATCAAAATGCGAATTCATTTGATTCAACATATTGTTTGCAAGAGTGGCGGCTTTTTCCTGATCCATCGATGGATACATCTTGGCATACTTAGAAGCCATGTCTTTGTATGCTTTTCCTGCTGGTCCCATTTGATCAGCCAAAATGTACAAAGAATCAAATGGTGTGCCTTGATCAGACAAATCATTCATTAGACCTTGAGCCTTGAAGTTCTTGAGCGTACCCGCGGCTTTATCGTATGCGGCCAAACTGTCACCACTGAGTCGAGCATAAGTATTAAGCTGTTCAGGGTCAAAGACAAATTTTGTCTCTTTTGTTCCATCAGACTTCGTAACTTCTTTAGGCGCAAACATTTTAGATCCAGCATCATTGATGGCAAGCTGGCGTTGTTGGTTGATGGCGTCTTGAAGAATTTTGGGGTCGCCAGTGATTTGAGCCAACATACGGGCTTTTTCCATACTGAGCGTATTGCCTGGTCCAGAGTACAAGTCGCCAACAACTTTTTGTACGTCTTTTTGCTTTTGGGTTTCAGACATTGCTTTACCCAACTCAATTCGAGCCATCAAGTCTTTACGCTCTTGCTCTTTTTCAGTTTCGTTGGCTTTACCAATAGCACCCGCCGCGTTTCCTAAAGCTTCTCCAAAAGATCCAGTTCTTGTGGGTGCCAAAAAACCTTGAGCCAACGCCAACCATCTTGGATCAAGGCCCAAGAAGTTATCTTTACCACCATTGACTCTTTTGTCTAGACTCTCTGCAAGCTTCTTTTGCGCCTGTTCTGTCATTTCCATACCTTCATTGGTATAAGACTGATTCGTCTTAATTCCACCCAATTGGCTTTTATCTGCGGTTGCAGAAACAGGAGAAGGTACTTGAGAAGATGAAACAGGAGCCGCAGAAAGTCCGCCTTGTGGCTGGATTTGAGCGGGAGGTGCGCTTGGTGCTGAAGGAGCAGACAAAGGTGCCGTTTGAGCACTAGGTTCAGGAATCGTTGGAGGAGCCAAAGACACACCAGGATTAGACACTGGAGGTTGAACACCAGGTGGAAGTGGGTTCATGGCTAATTTGTTGGCAATTTGAAGAGGTCCAATTGATGAAGGGGTAACAGCCGCCCTTGCACCAAGCGTGGGACCACCAGTCAACTGATTCAAAATTTCATTTGTAGTCAGTGATGTCGGGTCAGCGTACTGATCACGATTTGGATCATATGGAGTTACATTTGTTCCCATTATTATGAATTCCCATAATTCGTTGAATAATCTGTTGTATCACTGGAAACGTTGTTTTGATTCATCAAATCATTGACTGGATTACTTGAAGGAACAAAAGTTCCATAGGCGTTGTAGTATCCAATTGGCTCACCTTTTGAGTTGTATTCAATTTGACCAGCTTGGCTTGTTCCAGTAGAGCTTCCTGAATAATCCATGGTTCCAACGGAACTTGCTCCACTTCCACCCATTGTGTCTCCAGTAGTTCCAGTATTTACCGTACCACTGCTTGACCCCCCGAGTAGATTGCTTAGGGATGTAGTGATTCCACTTAATGTTCCAGAGGGCAAAGAATTTAACAAAGAACCAGCCGCAAGCAATTGTGACGCTTGTGATGGGCCATAAACTGATGCAGGACCATTGTAATTTGTAGTTGATGTCGTAGGTACTGTATACCCTTTTAATAGCCCTGCGGCGTTTGTGGCTTGCGTCAATGGTGCATTGATGATTGCTTGATTTTGAGCCTGCTGTTGAGCACCCAAAGTGGACTGTTCTGTCAATGCAGAGTTTGCCGCATTTTGGCCTGAAACAGCCAAGTTTCCGCCTACATTTGCCGCATTGGTCAAGTTACCCTGTTCGGTCAATGCATTACTTACAGCAGTGTTGTATGCATTTGCATTATTGGTATTTTCTTGAGCCAACAAACCAGCTTGCAACCCACCCAATGTTTGACCTGTAGCATTTAATAGTCTGCTTGATCCAGTGTTGCCAGTTTGAGCACCTAAAGCCTGAAGCGCAGGTAAAACAGTAGTATTGATGTTTTGTTGGTTTGCCTGTTCCAATGACTTATTTACTGCCGCTACATTTGGGTTGTAAAAAGCATTGATTTGAGATGGAGTAATACCACCAGCCGCAGTGCTCAAAGCGCCAGTAGCGGTACTCAATGGTGCTTGATATGTTTGAGCCGCTGTAGGAGCCGCCGCAAAAGCGCTTGTCTGGTTGCTTGACAAAGGAGCAACAAGTTGATTGCTTGGAATAGCTAAGGCAGAATTTCCTGCGTTTGCAAGATTATTTAGATAAGATTGGTAATCAGAAAAGCCAGGAGCAAGTCCAGTTGTTGCCGTGGTCGTTGTGCTGACATTAGCTGGTGCTGTTCCCTGAAATAATGCTGATACAGGATTTGTATTCGTTGTCATTTTTTACCTTTCAGGTAATCTAGTGGTGATTTTAATGCTGGAGGAGGCAAATCATCAACTTTCGCAGATCTTGCTCTGGCTCGAATTTCTTCCATCATTTTATAGAGTTTGTCAGTTCCTGCTTTGGTAGAACCGTTACCCAGTGCAGAAACTACGTCAGCAGGGAAAACAAATTCACCATCAGCCAACCATGCAGGGATGTCATCAGACTGTCCATCACCTTTTCCTGCGACGTGAGCACCATGCTTAAAGCTTTGACGTCCACCAGGACCTGGAAGTGCTCCTATAGGGGCAACGTATCCACCTTTTTTGAACGCAGGCTCTGAGGCTTTTGCTGACTCATCAACAGACTGGCCTTCGACATTCTTTGTTGCCAATTGATCTGCAACCGACAAAGGCGGCTGGCCATAGTTATAGTAGTTCACGGGTTGCTCCGATTTTGTTTGAAGTGGACTAGACTTTTCATTTGAAGCTTGACTTGCGTTGACAATATCTTCAAGTTTGGCAAGAGGGTTTTTAAATGGTTGATTAAGCAAATATGATCTGAGAACATTTTCCACTGCTCCAGGGTATGCCGCACCATATTGAGGTTGCTGTGTTGTTGGAACAGTAGTAGTTGCAGGAGTTGTTTTAGTGGTTTGAGTTGCGGAACCTCCGCCACCACCACCCCCGCCGCCTCCGCCGCCTCCGCCGCCGCCCCCACCAGGGGTAATAACGGTCGGTTTACCTCCAGGAGTTATGACAGTTCCTCCACCACCAGGCGTTATTACCGTTCCACCGCCAGTATTTGTCAGATCAACGTGAGCCACAGTTCCATCAGAAAGTTTCACGGATGGCAAAGTTGAAAGGTCACCCGTATACGTTCCAGAAGAACCAGTTACGGTAACAGGTTTTAAGTCAGAGCCAGCACCAAATTCTTCTGAATTTGATGAAAGTAAATTTCCGTCAGCATCATATTTGTCTGTTGTTTGAAGGCCAGTTACTTTGTCATAATTAACAACTTCATAACTTCCATCAGAATTGACTGTTGTTGTCTCAGTTGTATTTAAAACTGGATCGTTGACAGTTTTAGTTACATTTCCATCTTCATCTAAAAATAAACTTTGTTTGATTCCAGTGTTTGGATCAGTGCTGACGATTGGATTGTCGGCAGACAATTTGGATGCATCGATTTGGTTGACGGGCATATCAAACATACTCTTGCCCAAGCCAGTGTCTGTTGATGATGTGTGCTGTCCAAATTGTTCTGAATCAGCTCCAGGCTTTGCCGATGATGCAACCGTGGCCGCATTGGTCACACTATTTGGATCAATTACTTCACTACCACCAGTATTCGTGCCTGCATTGACTGTTGCAACACCAGTTGTGCCGCCAGTTGATGTGGAACCAGTTGAAGTATTAGAAGTCGAAGAAGTACTACCAATTTGGCTTTTAACTTCTTGAGCACCAGCCGCAATTGCCGCATTGATTGCTGTTTGACTAGCAGTTTGACCAGTCAATGTACCACCAATAACTTTATTGACGGCCGCTTGTTGAGCCGCACTTAAAGAAGAGTAGCCTGGAATTTGTGATCCAATAATTGGAACTGCGGCACTGATTCCTCCTCCAACTAATGCAGTTAATGGATCAGCTTTACCCTGAGAAGATATTTCTGCACCCGTCAATGCACTAGTTGCACCTCCAAGAACTTTACTTGCAGTAGATCCTAAAGTATCAGAAGTTGCAGATGAAACAGCGTTTCCAACATATGGAGCGGCAGTGATTGCACCTTCACTTAAAGCGGCACTAGTCAAAGCCTTTCCCAAATTTCCTGTTTGAGCATATGTGTTTGCTCCGCTCACCAAAGGAATGAATTCACCATTACCTGTGGCCGCCAAAGCTAAATCAACAACTGGAGCAATGAAATTTCCAAATCCACCAAGAACGGAACCAGAAGAACCACGAGTCCATGAATAATTTGCGCTTATGTCTTTTGGAACAACTACATTACCGTTTGCATCAGTAGTAAATGCAACAGTATCAGTACCGCCTCGCGTTGGGTTTCCTGCTTGATAAGCATAAACTCCATTTCCCATGGGGGTAACATTTACACCGTTCAATGTGTAAATTGTTGCTCCAGTATCAGGATCAGTTGAAGTCTGAAGTTGTCCACCTTTAAGAATTGCAGAACCACCAACTTGCAACTGTGGGTTTTGAGAAACCAACTGCGATGTAGAAAGATAATTTTCTCTAGCAGTTTTGCTATCAACACCAGTCACGCCAGCCGCTTGGTCAGTGCTAATACCAAATTGATTTACAGCTTCACCAATCAAAGCATTGTTTGCATTTGGATTGGCCGCATACCATTGACTAAATCCAGCCAGACCAGTTGGAGGTGTAGAACCTGTTGCTTGTATGTTTCCTTGTGGTGCTGTTGATCCAACTACAGCGGGTGTAGATGTTGCCGAAGTAGTACCAGCATTTGCAACAGGAGGAGCAGTCAATGCAGAATACTGACTTCCAATAACATCACCAGTTGTACCGTAATGCTGTGCAAGTGCAGATGTAAGTCCCGATGTCAATCCACCAATAGACTGAACCGCCTGAGCAACTTGTGCAGGCGTAGCAGTAGGGTTAGCCGCAAAGTATTGGCTGACAAGTGCTGATGGATCGGTATTAGTTGTCATTGCGGATTAGGTGAGAAGTTGTTTCTTAGGTCCAATGCCCACTTGTCCCAAGAGTCATAACTGTATGGGTCAGGAACCTGTGAATTGTTAAAGAGGTCAATACCTTTTAATCCCACAGCCCAGCTTTGCCATATCGTTGTTGAATTTGGTATCTCCAATTGATTCCCAGCAAACGCCTCACACATAAGTGAAGCCCAAGAATCAAAAGTATGGTATCTTGGATCATAGATAAGCGGTGTGACATTGATTTGATTGTATGGAATTAAACTCATGAGTAGCCCCTCACGTCTCCAACGTCTGCATCCAACATGATTCGACCCAACTGGTAATTACCACCAGCCACGTTTGAGACAAACTTTAATCTCATCTCACGTCTTTGCTCTTTGAGGTCAATCTTGCCAGTATTTGCGTTGAATGTATAGGGGCCAGTGGTTTGGTCAGCAATCTGAGCATATGGACGGCCAGTGATATACATATCCATAGTGCCAGAAAGGATGAAGTCAGGCTCAACTCGCTCAACTCTCCACCACTTATTGACTTCACTCATGGGCGCAATTTGAGAAGAATTACCCAAAACATAAGCCAAAGAGCTGGTCTCAAAGAAACTGTTGATTGCGAGTACTTGATCGTTCTTGATGGCGTCTGTTCCAATTTCATGCTGGTACAAAGAAACAAAACTCATGGTGGATTGGACCACCAAAGCGAAGCTTGAACCAGAAGGTATTGCGGCACTCAGAGTATTACCGACAACATACCCAGTACCCCTGTTTTGGATGGTGACAGAAGTAATAGAACCGCCAGACACAACAATAGTGGCAGTTGCTCCAGTTCCAGAACCGCCAGTAAGAGCAATATAAGAGTAAGTTCCATTTGTATATCCTGAACCAGCGTTTCCGATGGTCACAACATTTACACCGCCAACAGCATTTGTACGCCAATCAGCATTGATTGGATAGTGGAAAACCTGTGAGAAGTACCCAGCAGAGCGGTTTGCACCATCGGCAAAACCTGCATCGTACCAAGTGCCTTCTCGCACGTTATAAATGATCGCGTTGTTGCACTCATTGCTACCGTTGGCAGGGTAGAACCACCAAATCTCACCGTAGCGTGGAACCTTTGTGGCATATACCTTTTGACGCTGTGCATAGTTCAGGTTGTCAAAGAAGTAGTTTTGATTCATGTTATTGGGGATCTCTTTGACCACACCGTTATAGAGCATGAATCGGTCAACACCACACCAATAGAAGATGCCGTCGTACTCAATGACAGACTGAGACGACAAAATTGACGATTGAGACGTGATCGTGTCATAGCGCCAGTAGAAAGTCTGGGAGACCTGTGTCGAGCCAGAACCCGTTGTGACGGTTGTTGGGGTGTAGGACACACGAACCACACTATCCAAGCTCCAAAACAGGCCAGAAGGCGCGTTCACACCACCGCGGACGGGTAAGCCTTGGACAATCTTTCCAGTGGCCACGTTGGTCGCATTGGCGGTCGCTGAGACCCAGTCATTGACGTTGTTTGCCCCAGAGTTTTGGATCAGGCCGTTGTTGCCATAAACAAAAACATAAGGGAAGAGCACCACTACACCGCCAGAAACAGCGATGTTGTTGTCAAAAGTGGCTGAAACGCTTGAATTTGTGGCTGTTGCAGGCAGACTCAACGTCAAAGTGGTTCCAACAATCGAAGAAACCGTGGTTCCTGATGCTATACCAGTGCCTGTGATGGTCTGGCCAGCACCAATGATGAATTGATTGGTCAGTGGAGTGACCACGGTGGCCATGGTGCTACCGTTTGTGATGCTGATATTCTGGGTAAAAACGCCTACTTTTGACGCGCTGGACCCAGTGATGTTGCCTGCCAAAACTGGCGAATTGACGGGATTGTTGATATCCGCCAAATTCTGGCCAGGGTGCGCCAACAACAAATTATTTCCCGAACCCGTGGCATCAAAGAAGTTGTCAAACTGCCAGAGGTTATTGGGGGAGGCTGTGAAGTTGGATAGTGCCCAATCCACAATACCAGCTCCGATACCATCGTTGTTGATGGGAATCGATTGCAGACCGTCAGAATAGCCGCTGAAGACGTCTGTATAACCGCTTTGAGGGCTGACATAAATGCCTCTTGAAGGACCTGCCAAAGCGCCTGTAATCTCACGGTATCCGCCTATCTTTCTGGGGCGCCCACGCTGAAACCTTACCCACTGCCCATCATGGTAAAACAGTGAGTCAAAAAGCGTCCCATCCCGCTGAATTCCAGGCTTGGTTGCTATTTGATAGATTTGCTTGGTCATTAGAACGTACCACCAGATATGCCGCCAGTGAAGTTTCCAGAACCCAATACATTGAGTCCAGAGCTTGTGAAATCGGCCACATCAGTACCCAAAACAGTGATGCTGAAGTCTCCAGTACCCTTGCGATAGATACCTGTTGAGGTCTCTGAGGCAAAGTACAAAGAAGGAGAACCAGCGTTACCGTTCACCAAAGCAAAAGAAATCGAGCCAGCTTGGGTGGTATTCGCGTTGTAGAAGTTTTTTCCATCGCAGATGAGGGTGGCTTGGCCAGAGGCTGGAACAGTGGCTGTAGCGCCCCCAGAAACGCCTGTGGTGACCGTGAATGAATACCCGCTTGCGTTGGTCTGATTGCTGATCACATACAGATTTGCAACAGGCGGGAAAGTCACCGTCACGTTAGAGGTCAGTGTGCCTGAGTACTCTTGAATGGTGTTCGAGGCTTGGCTGGCCGTTAGGGTATAAGAACCACCCGTCACAGTCAAAGTCAGGACCGAGTACACAAAAGTTGAGCTGGTACCGTATCCAACAGTTATGAAGCCTGTTCCAGTGCAGATGATGAAGGCAGAATTCCCTGGCTGGAATGTCTTACTCGTCGCGCCGTCAATCGTGTCGCTACCTGAGCAGTTCACGGTCAAAGTGCCAGTGCCGTTGTTTTTGACCAGAACAAACCAGCTCGAGCCAAGGGTGCCAGCCGCTGTCAAAGTGGCCGTGGTAGTACCGCCGCTCCACACGAATGCTGTGGCTTGATCTGACGCCAAGAATGTATAGGCGGCACTCAAAGCGCTGATTGTGTACGCCTGATTCAGTGTGGCTGAAAGCGCCTCTAAACCGTAACCAGCAAGAGCTGATGCGGCTCCAGCGTAGTTGCCTGAACCAAAAGTTAACATCCCCCATGTTCCGTTTTGGGTGGTGTTGTTGGTCACATAGATATATTCGGCTTGACCAGCGGCCAAAGCAATGATCGTAGTTCCACCGTATCCAACAACAGTAAATTGGGTGCTACCGACGTTGCGGATTAAAGCATCTTGGCCAACAGAAACTTGGGTGGCGTCTGGCATATAAACCAAACCACCAGAGCCTGTGAAGCTGATCTCCATGACCCTTGCGGCTGGGTTGCCAGTGTTGCCGTTAACAGGCCACTGAAGGGTAAGGTTTGAGGTTAACCCAGTATAAGACGCATAGCTAACGTCCGTTGGCTGGATGGTATTACCTGAGAAGGGTGAGGTATAAGTTGTCATGCATCCACCGCAATGGCTTGACGATCAGCGATTCTCAACTTGTCCTCATTGGTGAGGGTTGACATGATCAGATCGTACTGTTGTTGGAAAATCGGTCCTCTGTCGTCATTCTTCAAGAATGGCATAGCTTGTAAGAGCGAGCCAAACAATAAAGCTTGTGGCGCGTATTGGGTGAACCAATTGGTTTGGTTGTTGCTGTCAAGAGGTTGGACTCTTTGATAGTACAAGGTCTCAAAAGCATAGTTTTGATCAGGCGTTGGTGCTACAAGCCAATGATCATAGTCATAGTCAGCATAGTAAAGAGGAGTTCCTGTGCTGGTTTGAACAGGCCAATACTCCTTCAAATACTCGTACTTTCTAAGCAAAACGGGCTGATTGCCCGTTGCTGTTGCTAAGTTAAAGGATACTGTTTTGTGCCATCTGGCTGGCTTGGGGATGATTGCACTACCAGCCACCATGGTTGATTCTTGGACCGTCAAGTTGCCCAAAAACTTAATTTGAGAGGCAATGACTTGTTCCGCCAACATGATGAAGAGCGGAATATTCTCAATTGTCGTTGTATCAGTACGCTCTAAATAGGTCTGAATGTTCAAGACAAGAGAGTCATACGTCATAACACTAGCGTCTGCCATGCCAACTCCCATCAAAAAATATTTTGTTCATTTTAGTCCCTCAGACCCTTCTAATCAAGCATTCAGTATGCGTTCGCATTTGTGCATGACGGCCTCACGCTCTTTTGCTCCAAATTCACCACCATTGATGACTTTAGTTAATGCCAAGTAGTTTTTGGCTTGGGCCAGTTGATTGCATCCATGCGTTTTCCAAAACCAGCCCCCAATTGAGGCCGCATACTTGGGTGTACGGGCCAAATCTGGGTTGTGGACCAAATCAACGCCCAAGGCTTGGCCTGCGTGCCAGAAATTGTCATGGCCAGTCAATTGACAGATTGCCGATCCCCTGAACCGCCATCCGTCCCCAGACTTCTCGTCTCGGTTGCCCATCCTATTGGAATAGATGTGGTTAGCTATCTTCTCTGGCTGGTGAGCATAGACTAAAGCCTCCTGCATGGTTGGAAAGCGCCTTGGCCACAACTTCATCAGCGTTTCAGGCTTATAGTTCAGGTTCTCGCTCAGGTCCTTGAAGTGGTTGGATTCATAGGAAAACTGGCCAATAAAACAAGCCTGCTCCTCCGCAGTATCGATTCCCCAGCGGTCAAAGGTCTCATTGAGAGGGTCCAGCCACTGTGGACCAATGTCCATTTGGTGGAGTTGTTCAGCAGTGATCATTTGACCCCCTCATTAACCGTCTGCATCACTTCGTTGTATTGACTGATGCAGGCGTTGAGTTTGACGATTGCTTTGTCTCCGTCTGAGGCGATGGCGACAATATCTTTAATAGCCTGTCGGTCAAATTCGGCTCCATCGGCTTGATTTCCATTGGGGGCATCTGCACTGGCTTGTACACCACAGGAGGAGGGGAGGCGCAACTCGCCAGCATCAATGCGAGCGTTAATACTAGCTTGCTTCGTCTTAATGTCATTTTTGGCCTGCTTCAGTTGGCTGGTGGCTCTTGCGAGCTTTTGTCCGAGTTCGACTTCTTTTGCGCGAGCTTCGCCATTAAGTCGTTCAATCTCTGCTTTATCTTCGTCAACCCGTCTTTGATAACCGTGATGATCTGAGACATAGTAACCTCCTGCGATAACCAACAACAAACCCACTGCCTTCATGATGAGGGCGTGGGGCTTTAACATAGGGAGAAACCCTACAAGATAACTCAGTACATATGAAATTGCTCCTGCGAGCGTTGCAATGATTGCAATCCAGTAAAACAGGTCGTCAAAGAACCATGACAGCCAACTAAGCATTTCGCACACTCTCTCTTGCGTGAGCCGTTCTCAAACGCTCTTCTTCGCTTTCAAGAGTCGGTGGTCCAGCGGGTGGAGGAGGGGGCGTCCATGAGGGATTTGGGGCCGTCATGATGATTGGTGCAGGCGGTGGAGGTGGAGGTGCCACATAAGCATCTTTGTTAGCCTTAGCCGCATTCATCATGTTGGTGGCTTCGTTGGTCAGGCCCTTGGTCAGAATGCCCCCAATACCGCCCACAATGAGCAAAACGATGTCATTCAACATCTTGGTATAGGCTTGGTCAATCGGTGCCATGGCCTTGATCGGTTGAGACACAAAGGTCACCGAATACAGCAGAGCCATCACAATAAACGCCAGAATCAGGGTCACAACGATGATCACAAAGGATCGGACCCTAATCTCTATCTCATCGGCATTGAGGCGTTCCTTGGGGCTGTTGAGGAATGCTAGTAGGAGTTCCTTCAATTTTTTTCTCCAAAATGGGTGCGACTAAATACTCGGGACAATCTTGATTGAATTCACATCTGGGCTTTTGACAACGCTCTTTTCCAAAGTTGTCAGGGTCTTGGCAATAATACCTATAAGTGTCATTGCAACCTGTAATGAAAAACGGCAAAAATATACATATCAATCTTGATGTGTATAGAAAACTGAATTTTTTAATCATTTGCCTTCAATCCTTGTCAAAGTTTTGTTGACTCTCAGCTCCATCTGCCTCACATCCACATACATCCAAGCAATCAGAGGAATCAACAACAACAAAACAACCAACAGAACAACGATCAGTAGGATGGCGAGTGTGTCATGCTGAGAATCATTAGCCATATCCACATTAGCATCAGCACTGTAATTACTGAAGCCACCATTCTTCCCCTGATTAGATCTGCCTTTTGACGATGTTGCCATTTTGCTCTACGCTCCTTTAGCATTTCCTCTCGCTTTGCTAGAGCCTGCACGTTGGCAATATGCCCAATCTGTTGATTTACTCGGGTGTACAAATCCTTCAATTCAAGAGGGACGTGATACACCATGTAATCACTCATTTCCGTATTCAACTTCTCCATCTGCAAATTGGCAATCGTTATGTTGATTGCGGCCTCTTGGCCTTCCTCGTTATTTGCATGGAGAGCAAACTCTTCCTGTTCTTTTGTATAGTTTTTTAGGGCGTTGTACGCTCTATAGAACTTGATGAGAGCATCACTGACCTGTTGGTAAATGAGGTTCTCATCAAACTCTGGAGGAGGCTCTTTCTTCTTCTTAACTTTCTTTGCAGGCTGTGAAACTTCTGGTTGAATCTCTTCTTTCTTACCAAAGACAGCACTTAAAAAACCAAGAAGACCCTTGGCTTTCTTTTGTACTGCCTTTACATCCTTGACGACGCCATCAATCTCTTTGACTGCATCGGTGACAATTTGCCTTCCCTCCTTGTACATCTCGCACGCATCTTTGCACATTTTGAATGCACCAGATGCCAGAGCGACAAGGGTGAATGGATCAATTTCTTACACTCCAAAAAAATGTTTGAAAAAGGTAGCGGCCACGCCTGGCCCAAGAAGGACCATGACCATGACCCCATAAAGCAAATACTCTATTTTGGTCATGCGTTTGTCGCCCTCCTTCAGCATTTGAAAGATATGGTTGTATCTCTCAGTGCAGATGGCCTCGTGAACCGCTAGATCTTTTTCAACATCAGACATCAGTCAAACCCTCTGAGCGTTTTAGCCAATGTTTTGCGCTTGGCCATTTTGGGTGAATCAGTGGATTTGACAGCCAATTTCTTAGCTGGAATCTTCTGTCCTTCAGGGACGTGAAGGGCTTTCCGCAAAGAATTTGGCTTCTTAATCGCCTTCTGTATCCATTGCTCGCTCATGACTTCTCCTCTGGTTGCACCTCTGCTACTGACTCGGCAGGGGCCTCTTCGGTCACAACTGGCGCATCCACAACTGGAGCAGGATCAGAAGAAACAGGGGTATCACTATCAGTAACATTTTCAGTCTCCACAGGTTGTTCTACGGGTGCAGGAGTGGGTGCCACAAATGTAGGCTCAGGTATTGCCTCTCCAATTGGAGCGGGTGGTGCCACAACAGCAGGGGCGGGTTCAGCAAATTTTTGCTCCAAGTGATCGATGAATTTATGGATTTCATCTTGAGCTTCTGTTGAAAACTCTTTGAGATGTTCACGCAATTGTTTGACTAAAGACATGATATTTCCTTATGGATTGGGGGTTTCGGATTCAGCAGGTGCGGATGCAGATGCTTGGGTAGGAACCTCAACGGGTTCAATGTAAACAGTTGATTGACCATGAATACCGTTGATCAAAGCAATCACTTCTTTCGCAGGTTTTTCACCTAGATAGTTGAGAATGTTGTTGACCAGTTCTAAAGGAAGTATGAGTTTATTGCTCATTTGTTTGCTCCAAATATTGAATATCGTTGGGTGTACCGCCCATTGTTTTTAAAACATTGACGATTCTTGTGTTATCTTCAAGCGCCATGATCTCATGTGGTTGCTCGGCTGGGAAATCAATTACTTTCCCACATTCAAATTCAGACTCCCAGTCATGGGAATATGCTTTAATTCGGCCTCTAGCCACAATTGTAATGTGAGCGTTGGTCTCATCGTGATTGTGTTTTGGCAGTATGTCACCCGACTTTTCAAAGTCATAAACTGTGCCATGAAGATCGCCAAATCTTCCGTCAAATGTAGTTGGAATTGGATTAGATGGCATTTGGTGTACTTCCTGATTTTGCATTTCGTGGATTTATAGCAAGTTGTAGTTTTCTTTTATTTTCTGCTAACCCTTGCAATTCTTCAGTAGTAAAGTTATTTACAACCCATTGAGCCGTCCAAACTCCATTTATCTGAATTGGCTGTGCCTCGCTTAAATATTGTGTTGAACCATCAAATGTTGGTGGCTCAGGTTCAAAAACTTCAGCAAATGTTGATGGGCACGGAAAATTTGGGTATGTTTGGTCTTCCCTTATTTCAGGATGCTCTAAACGAATGTTTCCTTCATAAAAAGGATATTGAAGTGTTGCAAGTCTTATGTACTTCATATCGTTACATACCCAGATGTTACAGTTTGTGATGTTAAACTAGCAGTGGAGGCATTACTCAAAGACCCACTAATACTTGAAAACTTATTACTTTGCCCAGTTGAAGCACTACCAACAGATGAGAGACTTATAGCTGAAGATGAATAGTTAAAGGTGTAAGTTCTCCCCGATCCTGTAGCATCATAAGTAACATTACCGCTTGTATTGTGACTTCCATCAGTTGGCACAACGGCAAAAGTTGCGGCTCCATTTGTACCAGCGCCAGTGCCAGCAAATGTTCCAAATGTTATATATAAAGAACTACCATTTATGTTTAAATTAAAAGGTGGTTGAAGAGAATTTCTATTAGCAGTACTACCTTGAAATAAAGTAAACGCTAAATTATTAACCCATTGAACTGTTCCACTAGAATTTACTTTAATAATTAAAGCGCTTGGAGTACCAACGTTACTATTCATTGACCAATATACATTACCACTTCCATCAGTTGCAATAGCGGCACTATTTCCCCAACTGCCGTTGTAGTACATATACATCCAATTCAAAGATAAAGATGATAATGTTAGAGAAATAATAAAATTTCTACCATTTCCGTCAGATGCCGCAACATATAAATTATTTGCATCCGTACACATAGACCAAATATATTGGATTGTTATGGCTCCATATGTTATCAACGTAGCAGTTGAAAATGTACCTGAAGAACTAAATTTATGTATATAAAAACCATGTGGGTCAAAACCATGATTTAACAAAGAAACATAAAAATTGCTTGAACTGTCTGACGTTATAGCCTGACAATTCGAAGCTACATTTTGAGTCCCTAGACTTTGAAGTGTTGAAACAAGTGTTCCGCTTGAATTAAATATCCAAAATATAGCAGAATCATAAACATTACAAACACAACAACCTGCTGGTGTAAAATAATATAATAATCCTGTTATTCCAGAATTACCATTAGATGCTATATTGTTTGAAAATATAGCTCCTTGAGAATAAGGACTTGGCAAACTAAAATATTTATTTATTGACCCCGTACTTGATAGAGTCCATGTATTTATATATCTTCCTGGATCAGCAATGCTTGTTGTTAATATTGTTGACCCAGATAAAGACAAGCCAGACCAACTCCCACCGCCAGAAAAATATTGTCCAATACCACTTACTTGGCCACGACCATAATAACTTGTCAATGTACCTGATGTGTTTATAACGGAAATATATTGTTGATGGTATCCACCTGATGAACTTGCATTCACTGTCCCAATATATAAATTCCCAGATGAATCAAGAGCAGAGCCCATTAAATTAAAATCACCATTTTGACTAATAATTATAGTTCCACCAATAAAATATGTTGCATTACTTTTACCGTAAAAATTGGTAGGCATTGTTATAGCGCCACTTGCTACGCCAGCCAATGTTCTGACGTTTGTATCATTCAAACTGATTTGAGTTGTACCACCGCCTCCAAGCTCAACTTCAATTGATACGCCTGCAGTTGTTCCAGCTAAACTAATAGGCCCTGAAGAATTAAGCGTCATGTGTTTCTCTCTTCCATTCAAGCATTTCAGCAACTACATCATTCATTGCTTTTGACAATAATTCATAAAATTCTTCTGATTCAAAAACAGAATCAGGTACTTTGTGTGGATTACGCACAATTGTGTGTTTAAAAGATACCCCATTTTCAGAAATTACAATGGAGTCTCTATAAATATAAACAAATGTATCTTTTAAATCACCACGATTAAATTGAAATCCTAATGCAGTTTGATCCTCAGAATACCATTTTAAATATTCGTCTTTATCATCAGCCATAAAGATAATTTTATCCATGCCGTGATATGGGAAATTCATCGACTCTAATTCTGATGTTGAATCTTGTATCATGGTGTTCCGTAGGCTGTTACGTTTGCAATGGTCGTCATGTTACCACTGCTGTCAATACTAAATAGCGTTGTGCCGCCGTATTGGATGATAAGTTTACCGCCAGATTGTTGAACTGTGAAGTTAGCAGTTGTCAGGCTTGTAACTGAACCTCCAAGAGTAATGTTACCCGTTGAAGTGACTGTACCCGTCAAAGTCAATCCATTGGCTGAACCTGTACCATTGACTTGAGTAACTCCGCTTGTTCCTGTGGCCGTCAATACTCCACCAGTAAAACTCAATCCTGTGCTGACAGTAACATTACTAAATCCGCCAGAACCGTTTCCATAAAGAATCGATGATCCAGTAGTTGCCGAGGTTGCGTTGCTGGCAATTTTAGCTATAGACGTTCCATTGTTATAAAACAAAATACCATCAGCAATATTGATGGCCAATTCACCTACTTGCAAATTACCCGTTGTTGGCACATGGCCAGCAGTCGTCGAGTAGTAATGCTGTATTGGCGTAAAACCTGACTGAGACATTATTTATTCTCCAATGCTTCGATGCGTTTCGCCAATTGATCTATGGCTCCAAAAGACAAGGTGCCGAGTTTCTCATAGTCAACAGCCAAAGAACCGTCTGGTCTTGTTCTGACAGCTCTTGAGAATACTCTCTCAACCATTTGAGCAATCACTCCAAAGTCGGATTTTCTTACAAAATAACCGTCTTCGCCACCGTGTTCTCTAATATATTCATCTTTCCAATCGTACAGTTTTGAACCGATTGCACGAACAATCGACAAAGGATCAGGCACATCTAAGATGTTTTCTTTAAATTTGATGTCAGAAGAGTAGTAAGCCGTGACGTTGTTGGTCGCTCTGATTTCACCTGTAGTTCCAGAGGCGGCAGTTCCAACTCCAAATGATCCAAATTGGACGCTCGATGCGGTTCCAATAGACTGTGGAGTGGACAAGGTAACTGATCCAGTGGATGCCGAGACTGAGATTTGATTTGATGTCCCCGTTAAAGCGGTAACACCACCATTTGTCACGGTGACGCCACCAGTTGAACCGCTTACACTTATACCAGTTCCAGCCGACAGAGATGTGACGCCAGAGTTTGTAATTGTCACAGCTCCAGTAGCACCGCTCACTGAAATACCTGTACCAGCCACATTGGATGTCACGCCAGTGTTATTGATGGTCAGCGAACCTGCACCAACAGTTGTGCTGATACCAGTTCCTGAGCTGACGCTGGCCACTGTATAGTTGGTTCCATTGCCAATCAACAATTGACCATTTGTAGGCGTTGTGGTCACTCCAGTACCACCGTTGGCCACACTCAAAGTACCAGCCAAGGTAACTGCGCCAGAAGTAGCTGTAGATGGTGTCAAACCAGTAGTACCAGCGCTAAATGTAGAAACACCGCTTGAGCTTGCTGACTGCCATGAGGCTGTTGTACCGTTGGAGGTCAATACATATCCGCTGGTACCAATTGCAAGCCTTGTGGCGCTGTTTGTGCCGTTTCCAATGATCAAATCACCCGTCGATGTGATGGGAGACAAAGCATTGAATGCAGTTGATGCGGTTGTTTGGCCAGTACCACCATTGGCAATTGGCAAAGTGCCAGTCACTCCAGTTGTCAATGAGACGTTGGTGATTGTGTTGTTTGAACCATTGATGGTTTTATTGGTCAGCGTTTCGCTACCAGCCAATGTGGCCAAAGTACCTGTTGTAGGCAATGTCAGCGATGTATTGGCGGTTGCAGTAAATGTCTGTGTATAAGTGCCTGCGTGGGTGACACTTCCTGCCATGGTCAGCGTGCTGGTACCATTATTGACGCCAGTACCACCATTTGCACTGGGCAAAACTCCTGTGGCCTGATTAACAGGCACATTCGTAGCATTGGTCAACACAATTGCGCTTGGAGTTCCCAAAGCAGGAGTCACCAATGTTGGGCTGGTGGCCAAAACAATGCCTCCAGTACCCGTTACGGCTTGTCCAAGCGCCGTCTGAACGCCTGTTCCGAATGCTGTCAGGCCAGTACCACCAGCAGTAATTGGAAGCGTTCCAGTGGTCAATGCTGACGTTGATGTAGCATAAAGCGCACCGCCAGAAGTAAAGCTGGACAATCCAGTTCCACCGTATGTGGTGCCAACAATGCCAGAAGTGATCTGAGTGCCTGCAATTGCAATTGTCACGTTGGAGGCCGCAGTCAATTGACCTTGAGCATTTACTGTGAATGATCCAACAGCAGACGCTGTGCCGTAGCTATTTGCAGAAACAGCAGTATTTGAAATGCTGAATTGGGTACCAGTTAAGGTCAGTCCTGTGCCTGCGGAATAGGCTCCTGGTCCAGCAATCTGGGCAAAAACCAAAGGAGTTGTACCAATTGTGATTGGTGCATCAGTTGTTTGGACCCATTGAGTGGACGCATTAACGGTACCGCTAATGATGAACATGGTGTCGCCTGGGGCGACTTCGTTTGTTCCAGTACCAGTTTGGTCATAGTCAGTTGCGCGAGTCAACACCCAGCCAACAGAGCCTGAACCAACGCTTGTAACCGTGTAAATACCGTTATATTGGCCAGAAGTCTCATTTTTAACCAAAATCCTTTGTCCAACAGTTGGATTTGCACCATCAATTGCTAATGTAGCAAATGGGCTGGTCTTGGTAATTGTTGCGCCAACTCCTGAACTACCGTTGTTGTAGGTCACAGTTCCCAAGTCAGCGGTCGTCGCATATTCACAAGCCGCATGGTAGTTCACGTTAGAAACTGCGGCGTCAACGTACTGCTTTGTGGCCAGTTGGAGAGCTGTAGTTGGGTCTTGTGTCACTGCAACTGATGTCAATCCAGCCACTGTTGATGCTGTTGCACCAAGTGATACAGCAGTTGTACCAAGTGTGATTGAGCTGTTGGTCAACGAACTGTTGCCAATATTGGTCAAAGTATTGGTTGAACCGCTGATTGACTTGTTTGTCAATGTATCGGTTGTTGCTCTACCAACCAAAGTGTCAGTGCTTGTAGGAAGAGTCAGTGTTCCGCCATTTGTAATGGTAGATATAACTGGCGATGTCAGTGTCTTATTGGACAGCGTTTGTGTGCCAGTCAAAGTGACCACAGAGCTGTCAATTGCAATCGTCACAGGAGTTGAGCCGTTATAGCTTGATCCTGTCAACCCTGTACCAATTGTCAATGCATTTGTTGCTGTTGCAGTAACTGTTGCGGATGCACCCAAACTCACAACGGTGCCATTGATGGTCACTGAGCTATTAGTCAATCCTGCATTCGGAATGGTTGAAACAGCGGTAAATGCGCTTGAACCGTTTCCAACCAAATATCCAGTAAGAGTTGTGGCTCCAGTTCCACCATTGCCAACATTCAAAGTACCGCTCAGAACCACGTTTCCACTTGTTGGAGTTGTGGGGCTGAGTCCAGTTGTTCCTCCGCTAAATGAAGAGACGCCACCAGAAACTGAGAATGTTCTCCAAGTACCGCTTGAATAACCTTCAAAAGCAGAATTGTCCGTATTGAAACGGAACATACCATTTGATGCTACGCCTTGCTGTGCAGTGGTTCCAGATGGCACAGTAACCGCTTGGGTTCCAGGCAATACTGGATTATTAGCAATTGAAAGAACTGGCGTCGTTGTTGAGTTAACAACATTGATTTGGCCCGATGTACCAGCTACAGAAGTAACTGTACCGTCACCAACACCCAAATTGGCCCAAGAGCTGTTTTGGTAGCCCTCAAAGCGTGATGTAGTGGTGTTATAGCGAATGACACCATTCGTGCTGATTCTGTTACCAGTTGCACCTACGGGCACTTGTACGCCGCCAGTGCCTGGCAAAACTGGATTGTTGGCAATTGCAATTGTTGGACTACCGCTTGATGCATCAGCACTTGAAACTGAAATTTGATTTGATGTTCCAGCCAATGAAGTCTGGCTGACAGTGGTTCCATTGATAGTAACCAAACCAACACCAGAAGTTGAGGCAAAGTTGGCCAACACACCTGAAATTGAAATTGTTGGGTTACCAGCAACACCGTTTCCATTTGTGATTGCAATACCATTTCCAGATACTGCAATGGTCCTGTTCACCAATGTTGAGCCGCTGGATTTGACTTGGAAACCGTTACCAGAGACTTCGAGCTGGCCACTAATTCCATTCAATCCAAGGACCAAGTTTTGGCCTGCACCGCCGTCAGTAATACCAATACCAACTGAAGATGCAAGGTAGCGACTGTTGCCAAGAGCAGGAGTCGATGTTGCTGTTAAAAATGAATATCCAGACAGGTTTGTTGCACTTGCAATCTGACCTGTTGTTGTCTGTACAGTCACTCCGTTTTGGACGACTGGGACCGCCTCTGTGCCAGTCAGTGCAGAGGCTGTTGGGAGTTGGGTTATCTGTACGTTTGCCATGTTTTATTGCCCTGGTGATGGACTGAGTGTATCTAGGTTTCCGTTGTCTTCGGGGTTTTGCGTGTTCTGTTCAGGCGACAAATCCCACTGACTATTTCCAGTGGTATCAATGGCGTCTGGCACCACAGCAATATTCTCATCTGGCCTTGGAAAACGAATGTTAATCCGCTCAGTCCTTCTGGCGGCCAAACGATAGGGGTCCTTTTCGTCTTTGCATCCTTGCTCACACACCCGCAGTCCAGGGAAGTTAAAGTCCGCACTCAACTCCGCATGGGGGCGTTTCATCTTGCAACGGTCGCATACCGCGATTGCAATGTCTGAATAGCCGCGTGTGTCTAAGAATAAAGGCATGATTACCTCGTATAGACTGAAATATTTGGTGCAAAGTACTCAGGCGACTTGTCACGCTCTTCTTGCTCGACGTCGTAGAGGAATTTGTCAGCCATTTTCTCAAGATATGCTATCCGAGTGGGGTCAACCGCAGGCAATTCCAAGCTCATACGGTGAGCCAGCATGAAAATCACAGCTTCATACCATCTTTGAGGTATTGCCAACTGTCCAGAAAGTGATCCAACGTCCTCAATGTAGGCTGAGTACCATACTGTTGCCTGTACAAATGAAGTATTTGGGACTGGCCACAGTGTAATTGTGGGCTGATTGATGGTTCTTTGAAAATAATACTGGAATGGCTGGTTCGCAGTAAAGTTTTTGTTGGGTAAGTTGGTGTAATCATCTCTATTTAGGCGTGACATCTCAATTTCACGACTATTATTTCCTAAATACAGCTCTCTCAGCGCCAAAGTTGTGCCATTTGTGGCCACCATGCGGTAGTAGCTGACGTTTGCCCCTGGGTCAATGTCTTGCCACACCCATTGGCCATCAGTTACAGCCACGTTTGTGCCAGTGTAAAGTGTTTGCCAGTTGGTACCATCAAGAGACGCCTGCAATTGGTAGTTCCAAGTGGCCGATCCAAAGTTGGCAATGTAGGGCATAAACCCGATTGAACCAATGTACTGAGGATTGTTGGTCCCGTAGATCACTTCAAAGTTGCCATTTGGAGAATTCTGCTGGCAATAGGTGTTGGTGTTGTTGTCATAAAGGTTAGAAACGACTCCACCTGCACTTGATGTGTAATTGCCTGAAGGCTGGGCCATTTGGCGATACAAGACGTTTAATGCGTCATTGGCACCCACAGGTAGCAAATACTCGTATTGATTTGCTACAAGGCCGATTACAGTCTTATAGAGGGCAAAGTATTGAATGCCGCGGTTCATCATGTTGGACAAGAGAAAATACAAGTTTTCTCTGGCGGCAACTTGCTGTTCTGAAGTGGTTTCTTCAGCTAATTTGCCGCAACGACGAACCGCATGATCGATGACGGTTTGAACGCTGACAATAGTCTGACTTGTCGTTCCTGAAAATGCCATGATCTACCCTTACCAACCAGGACAATTCCACCGCTTCAGTGACGCTTTTGCTCTTGGCGCGTCCCCAGATGCGTGCTTTACTACCCCAGACATTCTTGCACAAAACGAATCTTTTCTCGCGCCGCCTTGAGGCTGTGGTGCCTTCAAATGGTTCCCAGTCTCACGGTTATATTTTGCCCTACCTTTGGCCGTCAAGCCAGCTCCCTTTTCAACAGAGAGCTTTTCACCGCGTCCAACAGCCAAAGAAGGACCGCCCTCTTTGTGCTTGGCTGTCTTGGCTGATTCTTTGAATGCCTCGGCTGTAGGAGCGCCTGGTGCCCCTGGCTTTCTCATCTTTTCCTTTGATCCATGGGCTATCCGTTCCTGTTTAGCATGGATGTTGGCATAAAGTCCGCCTTTGGCCATCTTCTTCTCCTTGTCAGCTTTTACAAACTCTTTGCCAATTTTTTGTGGAACGCCACCAAACCCACCTTTAGTGTGGGCGGCGGCCTCCATCAATCGATGTTGAGCAGGCGATTTGCTAGGCATTATGAACCTGAACCTGTTACAGCATTATTATTTTGAATCAACTTACCAGTAACAATAATGCCTGCGGCTATGGTTCCAGTATTTGTGCTCAACTGCCATTGAATATCTGTCTTTTCTGCGTAAGCAAAAGGATCAGATGCTCTTGAAGCTGTGTAAATAGAAACAAATGGTTGTTGTAGAACAGCCAATTTAACGCCAGTTGCATTGTTGATTGCTTGCACTCTGTAAGTGATGATCGTGCTTCCAGTATAGCTATTTGAACTATTAACTTCAGCAAGGTCTAAATAGAAAGTGTAACCAGCAGGAACTGTGTAAATAGTGCTTTGTGATTTGCCAATACCAACATTGATTTGGGCAACAATGTTTGAAGATTGTTTCAATGTGATGGTTCCAACATTGGTGTTTTGCCCAGTGCCGGGCGAGACCATCAACAAACTATTAACTCTAAAGTAACTGTTTACAGTTGTAACTGCACCAGTTCCATTCATTGCCAATGTTTCAGAAATTGGATTAAAACTTGAATCCAATCCACTGATTAAAATTTTTGCAGACGTATCATCAGACGCAGAGGTACTTACCAGCGACAAAGTTGATGCTGATGTTATGTATGTGTATGTAGTTGCATTTTCCCAAATAGGAATTGCAGTTGTGGTTACTGAAGATTGATAACCAAAAAGGCTAACAACACTGTGTCCATAAATTTGACCGCGAGCTACTTGCAAATCAAATGGCTCATACGCACCTGCGCGAGTTACTGAAGCAACGATTCCATTACTCATGATGTTTCCTTAAAGAGTGGGAGCCGAAGCCCCCACCTTATTTAACGTCTAACACTACCACCGCGCTTTTTGGGCGGTGCAACCGTGACCGATTTCTCAGTTTTGGTAACGCTACCTGCGGGCGTTGTTGATGGACCCATCACAAAATCTTTAACATTGTTAAACATTGTGCGGAAGGGGTGCTCGTTTTCATACCTTGTGGTATTCAACTCAGCCTCTCTTCTAGCGTTTTCACGATCAATGATCGCGTCACCGCTTGGACCACCAACATCAAGCTTTTTTACCCTACCACCTTTTTTGAAGGTGCCAGACAGCTCATTGATGTGAACTGCTCTGGATGCAGGCTTACGACCTTGTGGCATGGCCACGGCAGAACCCATGTGATTAACAGAGCCCCCCGTGGCGAAGTGCTTTTTTGCGGCGTGGCCTCCACGTTTGTATCCGCCCGCATTAGCTTCCTTCACCTCACCAGTCTTGGTGTTGGTCTTGCCTTTGGGTGTTGTGTCAGCAGGATGGTTTTCCCAGTTCCCACCTTCTACAGTGTCACGAACGTCATATGCGTCAATTGAACCACCTTTTTTGTAGTGGTGCGTTTTACCGCCATGCTTCATG